AGATGCTGCACTACATGTTATCAAGACTATGGTGCCAGATAAGGACAATTATGACGTATATTTGGCGTTTTAGTGCTATTTTACCTTAAAATAACGTTTTAAATGGTATTATAAATATATGTCGCTGTTTTATAAGTTATCCACAATCGTTGTGGAAAAGTGTTATTAACCTGTGGAATAGTGTTGTTATTGTCCCTCTAATCCTTCTGAGAGTTGTTATCTTAGCGAGCGTATCATGAGGAGAGAGTTTTGTCAACCCCACCGCCGATTTTTTCCTGAGACCCACACAAACCACTTGACAGTCTTATAAATTCAGTATATAATAACAAGGAACCCACCACCAGTCTGATGAACACCAGTCACGCAGAAAAACAGCAGATCCGTGTCACATTAGACTTTGAAGTCTTTGCAGACTTTGATGTTCATCAGATAGACTTTCACAAGGTTTTTGATATTGGCGGCGGAGAGAACTTGACAGTCACCGTGGAAGATTTGTCAGAAAATGTAGAGGAACTCTGGGAAGCAGCGTATCACTAAGGGATTGACAGATTCTCAGAAAAATGTTATAATACACAGTGTCACTGATTGACACTTAGAGACACCAGTTAGGGCGCGGTTGATGATATCGTGCCGTGGCGCGTAGGGGCGTATATAAAAACGCTAACTACCCTAACCTACAACGAACCCAAATCGCGAACTAAATATACTTCATCTCAAAAAAATTCTGAGATTTAGAAAGGTCCTATTAGGTTCAGAGATGGAAAAAAATTTCGCGGAGAAATTTGAACGCCCATGGGGTTATTATGAGAATCTCCTAGAAGAGGAAGGTTACAAGGTAAAGAGACTTGTAGTCAATCCAGATCAACAACTATCACTACAATACCATTTTCATCGTGCAGAGTATTGGACCTGCGTAGATGGGGATGGTTATGTTACTATTGGGGAAGGGTGTTATCATGCCACACCTCACAGTCAATACAAAATAAATGCTAAACAGCATCATCGGTTGAAGGGAGGTGAGAACGGCATAACTATTATTGAGGTTCAGTTAGGATCTCAATGTAATGAAGAGGACATCGTAAGATTAAAAGATGATTACAAACGAGTATAGATTTCACATTTACGCTAAGGATAAATGTCTTTATTCGAGTCTAACAAATGAAGAGTTTAGGGAGACCTGGGAAACGCTGAAAGGCATGGTGGGTCTCATGAAAACAGACTATGAAGAGTCTGATTTGAACTATGAGAAAGTCAAATTAATGAGGTGCTCAGAAGAGTCTTCTTATTGACATATCATAGATACACTGGTAGAATTGAAATGTAGGTTATTCAAACTTATGGCAAAAGGATTTACAGTTAAAGCAAAGACCCCTCCGGTACAAAAGAAGGAGGAGTTTGACATTGATGGAATTAAAGCTCGGATGAAAGGCAAGAGCATTGTGTTCTGTCTTCCAGGTCGAGGCGTCTCATATATCTTCTTGAAGAACTTCGTGCAACTATGCTTCGACATGGTTCAGAATGGAATGAGTATTCAGATTAGTCAGGATTACTCTTCCATGGTGAACTTTGCACGATGCAAGTGTCTCGGGGCAAATGTGTTGCGTGGACCAAACCAGATTCCCTGGGATGGTAAGTTGCAGTATGACTATCAGTTGTGGATTGATAGTGACATTGTATTTGACACGACGAAGTTCTGGCAATTGTGCGATATGGCGATTGCTGAGGATGGCACAGAGAAAGAGATTGTTTCTGGTTGGTACTGCACAGAAGATGGAAAGACCACTTCCTGTGCTCACTGGTTGGAGGAAGAGGACTTCCGTAAGAGTGGTGGTGTCATGAACCATGAGACTCTGGAATCCATCTCAAAGCGCCGCAAACCGTTCACAGTTGACTACATTGGTTTCGGTTGGTGTATGATCAAGAAGGGTGTGTTTGAGCACGGAGAGATGAAGTATCCATGGTTTGCACCAAAGATGCAAGAGTTTGAATCTGGTGAGGTTCAGGACATGTGTGGAGAGGATGTATCATTCTGTCTCGATGCAATTGCAGCAGGTTTTGATATCTGGGTGGATCCAAGGATTCGCGTTGGTCATGAAAAGACACGGGTAATCTGATATGGCAAAGATGAAGCAGTCCCTTACGGGGACTAATATGATTGAGTCAAGTCCGAAGAAAACTCGTCAGGGAACTGGGAAGCATACCAAGTATGCCGCGAGCTCGCGTAACTCGGCTCGTAAACGTTACAGAGGGCAAGGAAGATAATGAGTCAACTCGTCATCAATCTCCCTGCACATAAAGTGTGGGTTCGCAAAGAATATCTAAGGGATTTGAAAGACGGGCATGGTGAGTTTGTAGAGGGCGTTTGGGTGACTGCTAAAAGCATCCCCGGACGCGCTTTTTATTTTGAGACTTACCTACCCGAATATGGTGCAATGTTTGATAAATTGCCCATCAGTGCATTTGTATCAGAACCAAAGACACCAGATCCCGATTTAGATCTACCAAATTTACAATTTTGGAATTGTATGGACTATGGAGTCCGTTGTATTGAGAAACAATTCATCGGATCTATGGATATTGAGATCCGTACACGACACTTTGGCAACATGAAAGGTGAGTATTTGTTTACTTTGGACAACTATCACCCCGATCACGACATTATTGACACCAATGTAAGTGAAGTTCCACAAGAACATAAGTCACATAACTGCATTGAACTAGAAAATGGGCAGTATGCGCTATATCCAAACAATAGAACACGAATTTATGACCTATCAATCACCCCGGAAACGCCACTTACACCCGATTTCAAGGTCTCCACGGAATATTATCAAGTTGAGAATGGAATCCGATGGGGTAGACTCGGAGATACCGATGAGTACTTTTGGGAAACTCCTTCTGAATCACAAAATATCGGAACTGGAAGCACCATTATTTGAGTGTGGACCCGGTCATTTGACCCAAGGATATGGTTTCTTTGGTAATGTTGGAAATTCGGCTCTAAATAAGACAGAAGTCTTATCGATAACAGGTGCCACAACCAGTCTCACGGGCATTTAAAGACATTTCTTTGTCTTTCATGAAGCACCCGATCACTCGGGATCTAATTGCGCTGTCAAATGAGCGTGCTATTTCTCGTTCTATAAGGAATCTGGTGCTCACTGCCCTAGGAGAGCGTCCTTTTCAACCAAGATTAGGATCTCAAATTTCTAGAAGTCTTTTTGAACTGTTAGATTATGGTACAGCGTCCGTAATTCAAAAAGATATTGAAGTTACAATTAAAAATTTTGAACCAAGAGTGGAAATCAACACTATTGAAGTGAAACCTGAGTACGATCAAAACGGATATAACGTATTGGTCTCATATTTTATCGTTGGGCAACCTAGAACCCCGGTACAATTAGAGTTTATCCTTCAAGTAACAAGATAATGCCACTCACAAAATTCTCAGATCTAGATTTTGATCAAATTAAAGCGCAGATAAAGAATTATTTGCGCTCAAATTCTAATTTTACCGACTTTGACTTTGAAGGATCCAACTTTTCGGTCCTAATTGACACGTTAGCATATAATACTTACATTTCTTCGTATAACGCCAACATGGTGGCGAACGAAGTTTTCATTGATAGTGCCACATTGAGAGAAAATGTGGTTTCTCTCGCAAGAAACATTGGATATTTACCGTCTTCTAAGAAGGCATCAAAAGCGACTGTAAGCTTCTTTGTTGATACAAGCACTCTGACTACCAATCCTACGACAATGACCCTTAGAGCGGGTCTGGTGGCGGTCTCAGATAGTTTTGGTGGGTCTAATTTTACTTTCTGTATACCTGAATCAATTACTGTTCCAGTAAATGAGGATCTTGCCTTTTTTAATGAAATTGAAGTCTTTGAAGGAACGTTTATATCGAAAGAATATACAGTAGATGACTCAAATATTGATCAAAAATTTGTAATTCCCAATTCAAATGCAGATACTTCAACTTTATCTGTGCAAGTCAAGGAAAGTTCCTTTGATCTTGCCTCAGTTAAGTATGAGTTAGCACAAAGTGTCATTGATATATCAAGTACATCTAAAATTTTCTTACTTCAAGAGATTGCTGATGAGAAATATGAACTTCTTTTCGGTGATAACATATTTGGCAAGCGTTTGGAAGACGGAAATGTCATCACAATGAACTATGTGATCACTAATGGTGATATTGCCAACGGTGTAACCAACTTTACCTTCTCTGGAAGGTTATTTGACAATAATGAACGAGTAGTAACGACTGGTGTTTCCGCAATTTCGGTAAATAATGCTTCTGTTGGTGGTGGAGACATTGAAACTGTCTCTTCTATTCGCAAATATGCGCCTTTGAAGTACGCTGCACAAAATAGAGCGGTTACAACCCAAGATTATGAGGTCATGACCAAGCAAGTGTTCCCAGATACCGAATCTGTGTCTGCTTTTGGTGGTGAAGATCTTGATCCCCCTCAATATGGCAAAGTTTTTATTGCAATTAAACCAACAGGTGGTAGTTATCTTTCAAATTTCGTAAAATCTTCAATTGTTTCGGATTTAAAGAGATTTACTGTTGCTGGTATTGTACCACAGATCGTTGATCTTAAATATTTGTTTATTGAGGTTGATACAAATGTATATTATAACACAAATCTCTTCCCATCTGCATCAGGATTAAAAACAAACGTTATCGAATCGTTAGAAGCATATTCTAATACATCAGAATTGAATGCTTATGGTGCTAGATTGAAATATAGTAAACTTTTAAGAACAATTGACGATACTAACTCTGCAATCACCTCAAACATCAGTACGATTCGTATGAGAAGGGACATGAGACCATCTCTTAACGAATTTGCAGAATATGAGATTTGTTTTGGAAATAGATTCTATGTTTCGGGTGATTCAAACATTAAAACAAGCGGATTTTTAGTTGAAGGTTACTCTGGACAAGTGTTCTTATCAGATGTTCCATATTCTGATGAAAAAACGGGGACTATTGATTTAATTCGATTAATTTCTGAATCTGAAAAACAAGTTCTTAGAAAAAATGTTGGAACTGTTGATTATATTAAAGGTGAGATACTTTTAAACCCAATTAAGATTATTAACACCACAAAATTTGAATCTGAGTTCCCAATTATTGAAATTGAAGCAAATCCCTACTCAAATGACGTTATCGGATTACAGGATCAATTTTTGCAACTAGATATAAGTAAGAGTAACGTTACTGTAATCCCCGACACCATGTCTAATGGTGCCGATATCTCAGGATCAAGATATACAGTGTCTTCCAGTTTTACCAACGATAACATCACGCGATAATGTTAGAAAAAAGAGTAAAAATCCAGTCCGTAGTTGAAAATCAACTACCTATTTTTCTTGGTGCTGAACTGGAAGGTGCTACTGATTTTTTAAAGACTTACTATAAATCGGTAGAATATCAAGGAGGTCCAATAGACATTCTTGAAAATATTGACCAATATAGAAAAGTTGGAACTTATACGTCTATTGTTGGGTTTACAACTGTAACTTCTAACATTAATGTTGAAGATTCTACAATTAATGTAGGAAATACTTTTGGATGGCCAGAAAAATATGGATTATTAAAGATTAATGACGAAATTATTTCATATACAGGAAAAACAGATACCACTTTTACGGGTTGTATCAGAGGTTTCAGTGGTATTACCAGTTATCGTGGAAATAATGGTCCAGATGAACTGATTTTTCAAGATAGTGATGCAGAAGAGCATGTAAGTGCGGATCAAGTCGAAAATATTTCATCTCTCTTTTTAAAAGAGTTTTACAAAAAGTTAAAAACTCAATATTTACCTGGTTTAAGTAATACTCAGTTACATGATGAATTAAATGTATCAAACTATCTTATTCAAGGTAGTGACTTTTATAGATCAAAAGGAACTTCTGATGCATTTGAAATTCTGTTCAAAGCTTTATACAATGAAGATGTAAATGTATTAAAACCACAGGATGACCTGTTTGCGCCATCGGCAGCACAATACAGCAAAATTATTAGATTAAATGTAGAACCGACAGATCAATCAATTGATACTACGGAAGCATATTTGACAGGATTCATTACTAAGAACATTTATCAAGAAAATGAAGAAGGTGAGGTTATTGCTTCTGGATCTGTTGTTAAATCAGAAAGATTTGTTGTAGATGGTAAAGACTTTTTCCAAATCGATTTAGATTACTCAGAACCAAAAGATATTAATGTTGTAGGATCAATTTATGGTAATTTCAAAATTACTCCTCAAACGAAGGTAGTCGGTAACGTTTCTGTTGCATCTACATTTATTGACGTTGAATCCACCATTGGTTTTCCCCCTAAGGGAGAACTTCAAGTCCTATTTTCAAATGATGATATTGGTATTGTTTCATATACCTCAAAAAATGTAACTCAATTCTTAAATCTTGACGGGGTAGTTAATGGTGTCTTAGATAAGCAAGAAGTCTTTCAAAATATTAGATCATATGGAATCTTATCTGATGGTAGTGAATTTGAATTTAGGATTAAAGGATCTCTTGGTGCTCTTAACATTAAGGCACCAGATCTAGCAACTCCTTATTTTGTAGAAGGAGATGTAATTAAAAATCAATCTTTGGGATATTCAAAGAATAATATTGTAACAGATTCATTGTTATCAAATGAAACGTCCAGATTTGATATCAAACATGCAAAAATTCTTAACCAAAACCAATTAGGTCAAAACCCAAATATTATTTCTCTGTATCAGATTGAGACTAAACAACAACATGACCTGAGTATTGGAGACTCTGTTCAAGTTATTACTACTACTGGATTGGAAACAAGTGGTGTAGTTAATAACATTATCACAGAATTCACTTTTGATGTTTCTGGATTGTCTGGATTTGATCCTAGTAGAGGTGGAGAAGTTAGAAGATTGATCACAAAGGTCAATTCCCAAAATAATGTTGTTAATAATTTACCTGCTAATGTTGTAAAATCCTTTTACGACTCTAATGAATCGGTTTATATCGCATCACACTCATTACCAAAATATGGTGATCCAATTGATACCAAAACAGGTAATGTTATACTAAGTGATAATGGTAGGAGCTCGACTGCTCCTCTTATCCTAAGTGGAGATACGATTGATTACACCGGACATGGATTTTTTAGTGGAGATGAGGTATATTATCGTCCAGATAAATTTGTAGAACTTTTAACCGGTTATGGAGAACCGATTGCAATTACTACTGAAAGAACTCTCGGTAATTTGTCGGAAGGAAAATATTTTGTTAAAAGAATTGATGCCGACAGTTTTAAATTGTCAGAATCCAAAGCAAATATTATTACTAACCAATTTGTTGATGTTACTGGAATTGCTAGCAACCAAGTTATCTTCCCCATCAAATCTTATGATAATCAATTAGACAGTTCCTATGGAATTACCAAAGTTCCTAGGTTTATTGAAGTCCCTGATAAAAAAGTTGATATTGTTGCTGGTAAAATTGGAGTTTTGATCAATGGTGTAGATGTACACTCATATAAGTCAGAAGATTATTGTTTTTATGGTAATTTAACTGGTATCAACGTTTTAGCAGGTGGATCTAATTATGATGTTATTAATCCACCAAATTTAATTATTTCTGACAATCTTGGAACTGGTGAAACAGCAACAACCACAGTTGTTGGTGTCCTAGAAGAGATTGAAGTAGATGATAGTGGTTACGACTTTTTAGATGAACCAGTTGTTGATATTTCTGGTGGTAATGGAAAGGGAGCAAAAGCCAAGGCAAATCTCAAATCGGAAAAAACAGTTGCTTTTACTGATGTAAGTGCTGGTGGTGGAAATGTCTCATTAACCGATAATACAATTGGATTCACTACATATCATCGTTTTAGAAATGCAGATGCTGTCGTTTATAATGCCAATTCATTAACTCCTCTTGGAAACTTAGTCAATAATTCAATCTACTATGTAAATGTTAGATCTCTCAATGAGGTGACCCTACATGGTCATAGAAGCACTGCTCTTGCTGGTGTTAGTACAATCAGTCTCACCAGTTTTGGACAAGGCAACCAATACTTTACTACGGTAAATGAGAAAAAAATCTTATCATCAGTTACGATCGAGTCTGGTGGTGAAGGATATAGTAGCAATGTAATTAAAGTATCATCAACTGGAATTAACACCAGTTCAAATCAAATTTCTTTTATTAATCACGGATTCAATACCGGCGAAACAGTTCAATATAGATTTGAAGGATCATCTATTTCTGGACTGACCACAGATCAGCAGTATTTGGTTACACGTGTAGATGATAATCTGTTTAAGTTATCATCAGCTGGCATTGGAACTCAATTCTCATCTTACAATTTCAATAACAAAATATTTGCTGACCTAACATCTGTTGGATCTGCTAGCACTCATATTTTCAACTATCCTGATATCAATGTTACTATCAGAGGCAACATTGGTATTACAACAACAAATAGTCTTACATTTAAATCAAAGTTAAAACCAAAATTTAGAGGATCAATCACCAAAATTAATTTAGAACGTGGTGGTGTTGCATATGGATCTTCTGAGGTCCTTAATTTTGAACGTCAACCATTAATCACTTTTGAGAATGGTAGCGGAGCTCAACTAAAAGCAGTGATCGAAGGATCAACAATTAAAGATGTTTTTGTACTCAATGGAGGAAAAGGATATAATTCTTCCCCTGAGTTGGTTGTATCTGGTTTAGGAAGAGATGCTAAATTAACTCCAATTTTGACAGGAGGAAGAGTTATATCTGTCAAAATTAATGATGGTGGATCTGGTTTTAGCACCAACACAACTTTTGTTGATGTTATTCCAAATGGTCAAGGTGCTAAGGCAGCAACAAAAATTAGATCTTGGAATGTTAACCAATTTGAACAGAAAAAGAATCTTCTTAGTGTAGATGATTCTTTAATTGCTCCTAGTGGCAATGAACACTCAAAGGGAACTTATGTTTCAATTTCTGCTCCCAGAGCATTAAGAGAAATTATCTATGCAAAGAATGAAGATGGAACGGATGCATTTGGTGCAAACACTTTTGATTTGCTGAAACAGAATGGACTTGAAATTCCATCTTTGAATCACTCTCCAATTATCGGATGGGCAAACGATGGACATCCAATTTATGGTCCATATGCATATAGTAATATTGACGGTGGAGCTATTATAGCAGTTAAATCTGGATATGAACTTAATCCCAGTATTGAAAGACCATCTGCATTCCCTGTTGGATTCTTTGTAGAAGACTATTCTTTCCAAAACAGTGGGAACTTAGATGAGCACAATGGAAGATTCTGCAAAACTCCTGATTTCCCCAATGGAACCTATGCATATTTTGCAACAATAAACAGTGGCAAACCTAATGGAGATGGTCCGTTTAAAAACTATAAAGAACCTGTATTCCCATATTTGCTTGGTGATTCATATAATTCATTACCATCTGAATTTAATTTCGATAGAAAAAATAACCAAATTGATTTCCAATACAATGATTTGTTTAGAAATACTAAACCATCAAAAAGCAGTGGACTTTATGGATACAATGAGTATTTGAATGATAGCACAAGAGACCCTAAACAAGAGTCTATCATTGAAGCTACTAAGAAAGGTAGAATCACTGACTATACCATTGTTTCTGCTGGAACCAGTTACAAAAGTGGTGATACCATTAATTTATCAAAACAACCTCTTTATGGTAGAGGTGCAAGAATAAGTGTTGGTAGAATCGTTGGTAAAGATCTTGTATCGATTGGTTCTTCAACTATTACTTCCGAAAACTTTGAATTGTTCGTTGGTGGAGGATTAGCAGTTGGATATTGTACTGCACCTCATAATTTTGAGAATAAGAACCGTGCAGTCATTTCTGGATTATCAACTCATTCTTATGCAGATCTGAATGGTACTCAAAATATTACCAACACCCAAAGAATCTGGATTCTAAATGAATTCCTTGATTCCCCTACCAATACTGGTTTAACCACTAACATCCACCTTAACGGACCATATGACCCCCTCTACGTTAGGGAAAACTCAATCATTGGTATTGGACAGTCGGTTGAAAATCTTGAACAATTAAAAGTTCTTAATGTTGATCCACTAAACTCTGTAATGAGAGTTCAAAGAAATTATAATGGAACAGTTGGATATGCATATTCTTCTGGAACGATTGCTCTCGATATTCGTAACAAGTTTGCATTTGATGTTGGGTTTACCACATTTACAAGCAATCCCCCAACATTCCAGAGATATTTTGATCCATCACAAGTAGTTGGTCTCGGAACAACAGCTTCTGTTGTTGGTGTTGGAACAACAATTGTATATCAGACACATAATAATATTGCACCCCCTCATTTACCAGAAAATACTGATTATCAACCAGGAACTGCTTATACAAGTAGAATTATTCCTATCAAGACTGTTTTCATCCCCAATCACTCGTTCAATACTGGCGATACGTTAACCTATTCCAATGGTGGTGGAACTTCTGTTGAAGTTTCTGATGGCATCGGCACATTTGTTCTTGCTGATCAATCCACCGTATATGCAATCAAAGAGTCTAGTAATTTACTTGGAATTTCAACCACAAAGGTTGGATTAGGTTCTACTGGATCTTTTGTTGGTCTTGGATCAACTGCGATTCAATTAGCATTTACAGTTTCTGGTGTCGGAGTAACTCATAGTTTCAAAGCAGAAACTAATCCTATTACAGGAAATGCCAATATCTATGAAGCTGTCTTAACAACAAAAGAAGCACATGGATTGACGTTCAACGATAATATTCGAGTTGTCTCTCTACCAGATATACAGAAAAATATATTTGTTCAGTATAATGATTATAATCGCAGAATAGTATTTGATAGAAAGAAATTTGAACCATCTGGTATCACTTCTTTCACTAATACAATTAATGTTCCAAGTCATAATTTGAATAGTGGTGATAAAGTGATCTATACGACCACTGGAACTGCACCTGTCGGACTTTCCGATCAAAGCATGTATTATATTATTGCAATTGACTCAAATAATTTAAAATTAGCACAAAATAAAGTTGATGCGGTAGGTTCAAACCCAACACCAGTTTCCTTAGGTAGCACTGGTTCAGGAGAGCACTTTGTATCTTCAATTAACCCCAAAGTTAATGTTACACGTGGTAATCTCGTATCGTTTGCCACAACAGATTCTTCATTATCAATTAATGTTTCTGGAAGTAAGTTATCTGCCTTTGATCTTGGGTTCTACAAAGATCGTGGATACAGAGATCAATTCATCAGCACAAAAGAATCAAAAGCTTTTGAAGTTCAAGGAATTGGAACTATTGGAGTAACAAATCCATCTGCTGTAAATTTAAAAGCAAGTGCATCTATTCCAGAAGTATTATATTACAAATTTACTCCAATCAATGTTAATCTTTCTCCAACATCAAAAACTGAAATATTTGAGGATACTGAGCAAAGTTTTTCCAACGTCATTAATGTTGTCAATAGTGTATATCAAGTTGATGAGTATCCGACTGGCATTACCACAACCGAATTTAAATTTAATCTAAATTCAAAACCAGAGGCATCTTCTTACACCGTAGTGAATGATGGCAGCTTTTATTACACCCACAAATCACTTAATGCAACAGGAGCAATTGATACCCTTAACATTAAAACTAACAATGTAAACTATACGGAGTTGCCAGGAATAATCTCAATCGGATCTACTACTGGTTCTGGTGGATTGGTTAGACTTAATGGTGATATGGGATCTATTCTCAAAACTCGTAAGAAGAGTGTTGGTTATAACTATCCATCAGATCCAACTCTCAAAGTAGTTACTAATGTTCCAGAAATTCTTAGAATTGAAGAATTAAATTCTTTTGATACTGTCGGAATTTCTTCTGGTGGTAATGGATATAATATTGAACCTGGTTTAGTTGTTATTGATGCACTTACTAATAAAAAAGTTGAAAACGTAGTTCTTCAAGCAGAAGTTAAAAACGGTTCTGTTTCCAAGATCAATATCAAGGAAAATGCTAAGAATCTTTCTGATGTTGCTCCTAGCATCATTACTGTCAATAACCCCAATGGCGTTGGAATTAATACTGTTGGATATAATACAGTTACCAATGAAGTTACTATTCAGTTAACCACTGGATTCTCAACAGCTTCATCTTTCCCATTTGAAGTTGGTAAAAAGGTATTCGTTGAAGGTATTGGTATTGCATCAGAAGGTACTGGTTACAACTCCACGGATTACAACTTCAATTTCTTTGAAATTACTGATGTTGATCAGAATATTGGTGGTATTGGATCTGTAACTTATCAGTTAGATTCTACTGTAACTAATCCCGGAACATATGTAACTACAAAATCTTCTGGAAGAATTATTCCCTTTGAAGATTTCCCAATTTTTACCGCAAATCTCAAAAGGAACAATTTCTCCATCAACGAAGATGTTGTAATTACAAATGTCTTAGATACAAAAAATGGAAAAGTTTCATCTTGGGATAATACCAATAAAATTCTAAAAGTCAATTCTACCAAAGAAGTTGTTATTGGTGATACTGTAAAGGGTCTTGGTTCTGGAACAATAGGTAAAGTATCTGGAAAGATCAACGTAGATTCTTTTTATGATATTGTTGGTGTCGAAGAAATTCGTTTGGGATGGTTGAAAGATACTGGCAAACCAAGTTTGAATGCTCAAAGAATAATTGATAGTGATTATTATCAATATTTCTCATATTCTCTAAAATCAAAAATTGCATATGACACCTGGAACGATGTTGTTTCTTCCATGAATCATACCAGCGGATTTAAGAAATTTGCTGATTTACAAATTGAATCTAGGGATGAGAATTTCAACAGAGCATCGGTATCTAGTAATGATGTTGAGTTATTTGTAGACTTAGTTTCTCAATTGGAAACCTATTGTAGATATGATTTTGATTTTGTTTCTGAAACTTCAAAACTTATTTCCGGATCTTTCCTCTCTGATGAAATTTTAACAAGAAACATTCCAATTGCAGATTTTGAAGAATCTGTTGGTAATAGAGTATTGAGCATTGACAATATCTCGGATCAATTTAATAATGTGCCGAGATCAACTAGATTTGAAATTGTTGATACTTTTGGAATCTCGGGAACTCGTTTTAGAAAGTATTTTATCTTAACTAGCGATAAACAATTTATTGATACGAGAAGAATGGAAATCGTCGAAGTTATGATCGATGATGATGGTAATGGATATATTCAAGAGTATGCTCTTACCGATGGTGCAACGGAATTAAATGGATATTTTGATTTTATTATCAAAGGTAGCGAAGGTCAATTATTGTTCTATCCAAATGATTATGATACAAATGATTTTGAACTTCGCGGACTAGTCTACAATGTAGACAGAGACATTCATCATGCCGTTGGTATTGCCACAATGGTTGGTATTCACACTGTTGGTGATATTGTTGAGGTAGTTTCAAAAGGAAGTAAGATTAATCCTGGTGTTACAACAGCAGTAAATATCCTTTCTATTCCAGTTTCACAATATGATGCTGGTCACAAGTTCCAAGTGCAGATGAGTGCAGGATCCAATTATGAAGTTGTAAATATCAACTCAATTCATAATAATAATTTAACATATGGTGTCGAGTATGGCAATATGTCAAATCTGGACAGAGATACTACAACAGCAGTTACTGGTGGCATTGCAACGTTTAGTTCTTATGTTTCCGGTGGTGTTTATTATCTCAATGCAACTCCTCAGGCAGGCGTAGTTGGAACTGGTATTAGTTTTAATATCTTTGCTCAACAATTCTTAGGTGGCGTATCTAGTCTTGGCATCGGTACAGTTCAATTAACCACTGGTGATCTTCAAGCACAATATTCTGATATTCCAGCACTAGGATCTCCTGGTATTACTACTATTGCCACTTTTGGTAATGGCACTGATAAATCGGAAGGTGCTCATATCCTCGTCAATATTCATGACGTTACTAACGATCGATATGAGTTACTTGAAGGAATCTACATGATTGATAGTTCTAAGGTAATTTATCAATCACAGTATGGTAATGTGGATGACGATTATAATCAGGAAAATCCAGGTATTGGTACTATTACCGGTATTGTTGATGGCAACAATTATAACGTAATTTATGTTGCACCACCTCTTGCAAATGTGAGAGTCAAAACTCTTATTACTTCTGCTTCTGAAACCAAAGGTGGTGTTGATGAACTTTTCCAATTGAATCTTTTTGACACCAAGGTTGAAAGTTTCAGAGGATCTTATACAAATACACAAGCAGATGTTAAGAGAGCATTTGAGTTAACTCATGGTGGATTTGATATCTTTGGTAAGGACTTTGATCCTAGTAATCCTTTGGTTGTTGATATTGATGAAGATTCAATTTTACTACCTAATCACTTCTTCACATCTGGTGAAAGATTGCAGTATAACCCAACTGGTTCTGGAACAACATCATCTATTGGAATCGGAACTACAACAATTGCTGGATATGGAACCACTGATAAACTTCCTGAGTATGTGTATGCCATTAAAGTTGATGACAAGTTAATTCGTCTTGCTGAAACACCATCAAAAGCACTTTCGTCTAAGGTTGGGGATTATTTAAATCTAACATCTTCTGGTATTGGAACCATACACCAATTCCTATCACAAGATCAAAACACAAAGTGTATTGTTGCTCTTGACAACAATATTCAAGATCCAGTTATTCCTGGTAACGTTGAGCACTCTTTGGTTGAAGAAATGTCTTTTGGTGGAGAATTCATGAGACTTTCTGGTATAACTTCATTCTTTGGTGGAGATTTACTGAAAGTTGATAAAGAATTCATGAAGATTAAGCAAGTTGGATTTGGAAGCACCAACGTTATTGCCGTTCAGAGAGGGTGGATGGGAACTGGATTTGGTACTCACTCTCTTGGTGCCAAAGTTGAAAAATATGAAGGTGGTTACAATATTGTTGGAAATACTATCAATTTCTACACTGCTCCTGGTGGATTAGTTCCAAGAGAAACTACTGACCCAGATGATTTAGATTATACTGGAATTCAAACAACATCAGTATTCCAAGGAAGAGCTTTCCTAAGAAATGGTTTAGTTGGAACTTCTACACACACTTATGCAACCAATTACTTATTTGATTCCGTATCAACAGAATTAACTGGTGTTGGTAAAACCTTTACCATCAAACAAGATGGAATTAACGTTGAAGCGTTTAGTACCACTCATGGTTTGATCTTAATTAATGATATTGCACAAATTCCATCTCAGGGTTCTAGAATTAATGATTTCGAGTTTACTGAAAACGCAGGTATCACATCTGTTGTATTCAGTGGGTTCGCAGCATCTGTTACAAGTGATGTAAACACAGGTAGTATTCCTGTTGGTGGTATCATTGTTTCAGTTGGTTCTAGTCAAGGTTATGGTTATCAACCACTAGTGGCTGCTGGCGGAACTGCTAATGTCAATGGATTTGGAACTGTAACATCTATTAGCATTGGTAACAGTGGTTCTGGATATAGATCAGGAATTGCAACTCTTGATGGAGTTGTTCGTGAATTGTCTTATAATGTTGGTCTCAGAACTAGTGATATTGATACTGTTAATGTATCATCTATTGGTACAGCAATTGTATCAAATGGTAATATCACTAGCGTTAGTATTACAAATCCTGGCACTGGATACACATTCAGCAATCCTCCGATCGTTGTCTTTGATGAACCAATTCCATATACACGTATTCCATTAATTTATCATCCAGATTCTCCTGGTTCTAAAATTGGAACAAATGCATATGTTGATATTAAAGTATCACAAAACTCTAATGTATCCAATTTTAATATTACCAATAGTGGATATGGGTTTAAAGTTGGAGAAATTCTAACAGTTCCAAAAGGTGGAGTTACTGGTATCCCAACTTATAGTATTTCTACTACTCCTATTGGATTTGGTACTAATAACTATAAAGTTGAGTTTGCAGCATATGATGCTGTTTCTGGTGTTATTACTGCAACTATTGGTATTCACACTATTGTTACAACTGATCAAATTACTTTGGTTGATGAGTCGTTGATCTTCTCTTGTGATAGTGATCAATTCAAACAAAAAATTGGTTATCCAAGACCAACTGATCCTGCATCAGGAACTGGTCGCACAGTTACTGCGGTTTCTTCTGATTCAATTACATTCGATGTTGGTCCTGCTCAATCAGGTTCCTCATATATCCATAGATTTGTTGGTGCAGGAGTAAGTGATGTTAGAATTAATATTAATAGAATTTCTTCCGATAAATTTACAGGATGGAGATTTGGTGATTTAGACGTATTTGATAAACTTGATTCCTTCTTTGATGGAAATAGACAGGTCTTCACCATGAGAAAAGAAGGATCACCAACTTCTATTAGAGCACAAAAAGGATCTTTAATTGACGTTGAACAAACTATTCTCGTGTTCTTGAATAACATTCTACAACAACCGGGAGTTGCATATCAATTCAATGGTGGTTCAAACATTACATTTGTAGAAGCACCAAAAGTTGGTGACACATGTTCAATTCTGTTCTATCGTGGAACTGGTGACGTTGATGTTCTCAGCAGAGATATCATTGAAACTATTAAAACTGGTGATACTGTTAGAATTAATGCAGGTGATAATCAAAATTCTTTCGTATTTAATCAGGACACAAGATTTGTAGCTGGTATTACAACTGCTGATACTTTCGCCACATCTCCATATCAAGGTCCAGGTTTAAGAACTGATGTAACAGTTCAAAGACCAATGATGTGGTGTAGGCAACAGGAAGATCTATTCTTAAATGGAAATCCTGTAACAAAGGATAGAGATCTTTATACTGCAAGAATTTTCCCAGAAGCACATGTTATTAAACCAGTTGGTTTAGGTTCCACTGAAATCTGGGTGGATAGTGTTGCTTCATTTGATACTTATCCAGAATCTCTTAGAAGTAACTTGCAAACAGTACAAGTTATGGATCAGGATACCAAAATTTCTGCTGCTGCAACAGCAATTGTTTCTGATCTTGGTACGATTTCTTCGATTAATATCACAAACTCTGGTCTTGGATATACGATGACACCATTAGTTTCTATTGCTAATAGTGTTGGTCTTGGTTCTGCTACCAGAGCAACTGCCACTGCATCGATAACTGGAACAGCAGTTACTTCTATTAGTGTGAGCAGTGCTGGTGCTGGATACACATTTACCAATCCACCTGTTGTTCTTCTTACTCCTCCAAACTTTGAAGTAGAGGAAATTAAGAATGTAAACTACGCGGGTGATTATGGACTTATTAGTGGAGTTTCCACAGCATCTCCCACACAACTTGTATTTGATCTTCTCATCCCATCAAATTCTATTTTGAGAAGCACTGCATTCATGGGTCCTGGTGCTGGAAGAACAATTTCAAATAT